CGCCAACAACTTGCGGTAGCCCCTGCCCCATTCCGGATCGTGGATCGCCAATAGACGCCGCCTGGCGTCCACCTCCACTACCTTTGCCGCCACTCTCAGATCGGCTTCGATCTGAACCATGACCTCCTCGATCACCTCTCGCTGCCGCCACTCCTGGATCGCGCTCACGCGACCTCCTCCTGCCGCTCCAGGCAGTCAATCTCCCAGTGATGATCTGCCTCCGACGGCTCGCGCACCCCCAGCACCTCCACCACCAGATCGCCACACGTCACACGGTCGCCCCGTGCCACATTCTCACCGGCGACGACATAGAGCACGTGCGTGATCTGCTGCTCCTCCGAATCGGCAATGACCCGCTCCTTGCCAGTCGAAGGGCAAATGCGGCCCCGGACCGCCCCGACCTCGGCATAGACGATCGTCCATCCTCCCTGCCCGTCGGCCAGCCGGTCCCGGCGCTCCACCGTGAACGTGTTATTGAGCAATCCCTCAAAGATACCCATCATGGCCCCCGGTAGCGATACTTGTCCAACATGTCCTTCTCGCTCAACAGCAGCATCCGGCTGCCGCTAACACCCATCACCCCCTCACCAACCCCGCCGGCTCCAGAGCTATACGATACCGAAAAATCGCCCAGGCTCTTGCCCGCCACCCCGGGCACGGCGCCATCCTCCGCCGCCCGCAGCCCGGCCTGGTACGTCCGCGCCGCCGCCCGCGTGCACACCCCACAGATATCGTCCGGTATCTCGGCGTAGCCGTGGGTATACGTGATCTGCACTATCTGGACGCCGGCCGTCCAATCCTGCCCCACGCGGTACAAAATCCCGTACTGGCCCAATTGGTACTCCTCATCCGACCCGGGCGTCAACGCCTCGCCATCCTCGATCACCCCGCCGACCTCGGTCACCGGCAGCTCCGGCAAAAACAACCGATTGCCGCCGGCACAATCCAGCGTGATCTCCTCGTCCTCCACCAGTTCAATGTACTGGTGGCAGTAGTTGCGGATCGCCGCCGTCGCCTCGGCGAGTGCACGAGTGCATGAGGCAATCTTGTCAGCATCCGTGATCTCGACCTGGAGGAATTTCTCCAGGTCGGAAATAGTACAAAAATTGGCCATTTCTCAATCCCCAATAGCCAGCCACGCCCTTAGAGCGATTCTCTGCCAAAATTCATCAAAAACGAGGGAAGAAACTATGCCAACGGCGGCTGCGTCGGCCACGGCGTAGCCGTCGGCCACGGCGTCAGCCCCGGACACGTCGGCGTCGGCCGGCACGTCGGCACCGGCACCGGCGTAAGCGTCGGCGGCACCTCATCGCACGTCGGCAGACCCGGACAATTCATCCACCATACTGTGGCCGTCGCCACCGGCCCCACCGTCGGCCTATTCGTCGGTGTCGCCGTCGGCGTCGGCAACGGTGAAATCGGCGACAACAGAGTCGGCGCCTCACCGGCCGACAAAGCCACGGTCACCACCGCCGCGGCAACTGCCAGTATTACCACTGCCATTCGATTAGTCGTCATATCACTCCTCCATTCACTCGCCTATCGCCTATGTAAATCTCGTCCAACTGGACGAGCCCCAATTGCAACGCCCTCATCAATGTCGCCACCCTCCGATTCTCCCCGGTGTGGCGGTGATCACCCAGCACCTTCCGATACACACCCGACAAAGTATTCTTCACCGTCCCCGTGGCCAATCCCAGCTCGACCGCAATCTGGGCATTCGGCAACGTCAACATGCGAAGCAATTGTCGCTCCCTGGCCGTCAAATCAGCCCCGGTCATCCTTTGCCCTTGTCCTCCGCCGGCCGGCGTATCTTGTCCTCGGCCGGCCCCCGTCGCTTCCTCCTCCTGCCCCGCTGCGTCTCGAATTGCTCCCTCACCTTTTCCTCATCCCCCGGCCGGCACTTCACAAACCGCCCGGGCGCAATCTCCACCCGTACCAGCACGAACGTACCGCCGCGCCGCATGCTCACGGCTGCCCGCGCATCCTGCTTCGCTCGCTGCGCCTCCTCTGCCAGCCAGGAGCGCGGCAGCGCGCAGAATTTCGGCTTAACGATGTGCAGCGCCCGCAGAAATGCCAGCCGCTCATCCTCCCCCTTCCGGCACTCCGCCCGCCACGTCTCCAGCAGCGCCCGCCCGGCTTCGCTCGCCCGGATGAACAAAAGCCCTGGCTCATACAACAAAATCCTCAGATCGAGCGTCGCCTTCTTCGTCCTCTTCCGCTCGACCTTCGTCCCCACATCCGCCGCCAGCACCCCGTATCGCCACAGAGGAGCCGCCGCGTCCCACCGCCGCAGAAAATGGAATCCGGCAGGCAGCAAATCCCACGGCACCGCATACTCCCCGCTCACAAATAAGGTCCGATCCCACGCCGGCTTCCACTTCCGGCCTTGTCGCAACTGCAATCCCAGCCGGCGCGCGCTGGCCAACATCCTTACACTCCTACCCATCGTCAGGATTCCGCAGCCGTTCAAACTCATACGACCCCCTTATACACGCCCTTAATCGCCCTTCCGCACCTGCATCTTTAGCGCAAACGACGAACCTGCTCTATTCAGTTTCGCGCGCTGGATGATCCGCCATTGGTGAAGCTGATGATAAAACCGATATTTCTTTCCATATTTTGTATCTGGGTCAAACAGTTCGCAGGTACCCAGATCGAATTGCCAGTAATGTGTCGGATCGCGATACGAGTTTGGGTGATTCCAATACGGCAGCTTAACATGTAGCACGCCGCCCGGACGCAGAATGCGCCAGCATTCATTCACCGACTCGATCAGATTGATCCTCAGGTGCTCCAACACCGCACACGCCACGATCAGATCGAATGAATTGTCTGGCCATGGCCAGGGCAATTCATTCAGATCGTGCGCCACGTCGATCTCCGGCCTGTGTTTATACAAGTCGTGATTTGTCGCCCCCTCGACCAGCTTGTTCCCCGCCCCGAGATTGAGGACGCATCGCGATAATAATTTCTTGCTCATTTCGTTCCTCCCATATTCCGGTGCGGAAACGCTCCGGCCCGCACCGGCAGATTCAGGAACGGACACAATTTCTCGTATCCCTCCCCACCGCACACATTCAAAATCAACAGTTTGCCCGGGCGCCCTGCAAAATGGCGCGTGACCCGCTCCGTATGTTCCCTGTGGACCCGCAAAAAGATCGCCGCATCAAATCCCTCAATTCCGTACATAGCGCGGCGATTCCAACGCCAGCCCGGTGTCTTTGGCTCCCGGCCTGCCCAGTGCCGGCGACACGATTTCAGCCAGGACCCCTCATCCCGCACCGTCAGGACAAATTTTGCGCCTGGGTGTAATCGGTCCAGTGTCTCCACATACTGGCACACCGGCGTATCCGTCAGCGCACCCCACTTTTCCGCCGCCGCGACTACCTGCAACGGGGCCGGGAAATGCTTCGCCTTGTAGCCCAATAGATTGAGCGCCGCATTGAGCGATACCGTGCCCGTCCGTGACAAGCCGACCCCAAAAACTTTCGTTGGCCTCGGCTTATCAAACATCACCAGCCCCCGCCGCTTCCCCGTCTTCCTCGGGGCAGCGAGCTGTACCGGCTCGCTGTAATATTTCCATCCGGCCTTCCACCGCGGATTCCACGAATCGTGTTGGACCACCACGCCGCCCGGGTTCAACAAGTTGCGCGCATTGTCCAGGCATTCCACCCGCCAGTTTCTACAATCCACGATAATCAGGTCGAACGTCCCGATAGCCGTGGGAGTGACCGAATATATATCCGGCGGCCCCAGGTGCAGCAGTGTCACACTCTCCGAAATCCTGCCGCGTAAGCCCTCGCACCACTTGAGATCGTGCTCGATAGTCACCCAATCAATCCCTGGATACTTGGCCGGCCAGTACAACGTACTGCCCCCGCCGCCCCACTCCAGGACCCGCCGCGGCTTCCGCTCCTTGATCAATGCGTGCAGCGCCCTGATTTCCTCCGCATACATCAGTGGCCTAGATAGAATCTTCATCGTCTGAATCCCTTCGGCGGCTCCAGTGTATTGCTGTCCGTCGCCGGCACCAATTCAATCAACTTGCTCAAATTCTTCCCCGTCCGCGCCGACCTGGACCCGATGTGCTGGCAATACACGTGTGTCAGATACCCGGTCCGCCAGCCCCGCCTCGCTGCCAGGCGGCACAGAGCCTTAACGGGCGACCGGGTGCCATCCGCCACGTGGCACGTTGCCAGCACCGCCCGCCGCACAAACACAAATGAACCTGGCACATTGCGACACAGCGTCACTGGATTGCCGGGTACTGTCCGGCCCCGGCTGCGCCGCGCGTTGCACTGCGGATTATTCAACGCCAGCAGGCCCAACTTAGGGAATTGCTCCATCGCCTCCAGCCCCCGTGCCAACCAATCGGGCTCCAACCTCGGACACAGAATGTCATCGTCCGTGAATATCACCGGATCCGACCGCGTGATCCTCTCCAGCGCCCGCAGGTGGGCGGATATGCCCACCCGCCGCTTATGCAACCAGACGCTCGCCACCTTGCCCTGATCCCGCAATCGCCTGAGATAAGCGGCGTTGGAGGAGGCATCATCGATCACGTGCAGCCGGTATGGCGTCACCGTGCGATCCCAAATATATTGCAGCGTTCGCCGCAGGAGCTCGAGGCGCTCACACGTTGTCACCACGATGTCTGTAGCCAATCTCTCTCTCACCTCTTCCCCCCCTCGAATCGCCGCACCATCGCCCACGCCTCCGAACTGTCGATCCGCCCGGGAATCATCCCCTTCCACCGCCGCGCATCCCCCGGATAATGATAGAGCCCCGCCGTCGTCAGACCTCGACAATACTTCTTAAACGTGTTCCACTCGTTGCCCAGCCATAGCACCTTCAGCGGATCCGCATACAGCGCCCTGAGCAGCGCGCCCTGGTCCCGCTGCGCATGCTCCTCCCAGTTTTCCCGCCACCGGCGGAAAAACGCCTCCACGCGCGGATTATCGTGCTGAAAAGACCACACGCCCCCATTGATCTGGAGCGCGTGCAGCGTGCTGATTTGTTCCTTAATCTGCGCCAACTCAACTTTGTTGTTGCGCCGTTCGAATGAGTGCATCGTATCCATCAAATGTGGATCCTTGCAGATCACAAATTCCCACCCGGCCTCGATCCACTCAAAATATTGATAGATCGGCGCCACGACCTCGGTGTCCGCATCGAGGTAGAGGACGGTTTTCCACTCCGCCGGTGATAATTCGTACGCCCGCAGCTTCGCCCGCCGCCCGCCCACGTCGCTGTCCGGCTGCCGGATGAACACGTCCTCACCTCCCAGCTTCTTGGCCCCGCACAGACAGACCGGAATGTCCGGCATGTATTTTTTGATGCTGGCCAGGAGCCGTTGGCCGGTGGCGCGTGCCGGACCGCCGAACGCCACCACGTAAATGCCTCGCTTGCTTCCCGTGCCCCGCTCCACCGGCGGGACCACCTCAATCGGCTGCCTGCGTGTCCGTGCCATTGTCTCCTCCTCCGTGATCCCGGCATCGATTTTGCTGGCGAGCATCATCGGTATCATCGCCGCGTGCGCCTCGCACCACGCATCCACCGTGTATCGCTCCGTCACCGCCCTCAGCGCCTCCCGGTCCACCTCTCCCCGATCTCTGATCGCCTTCCCCAGCGCCTTAATCAAATTCGCGGCATCCCCCCGCGTATAACGGTGGACGCCCTTCACCTGCCGCAGCTCATCCAGGATGCCCACCCCTCGCGGAACCACCACGCTAACGCCACAACTCAGCGCCTCCAACACCGGCATCGGCCCGCCCTCCACCCGACTCGGGCACACCAGCACGTCCAAACCCTGATAAAACGCCGGCATATCGGCCCAGTCATAGCGCGTCGTCGGCATCGGCCACCCCCGCCCGCTCGCGCGCCACTCCACCCGCTGCCCGATCTTGCTGTCCAACACCGCCTTGACCAGGTCCTCCCCCTTCCGGTGATTTCGGTATGTGTACCCGCTGAACCCTACGACCGGCTTCCCCCTGGGGAAGGAACTGGGCTTGATGGTAAATTTATCCCGTTCCACAGGCAGCGGCGGCTGAATCGTCGGCCCGAACTTGCTCAGTGGCTTCGCATACAATTTGCACATCGCCACCCGCAGCGCCACCCGCTTGGCCACCGCATCGAATAGCTTCGCCTTCGCGTTGCCCGGCGGCGTTTCCTCCCTGTGCGTGAACATCGCCGCCACCGGCACACTCGGCCATGTCTTGCACACCTGCGACTCAAAATAGCCCGACAGATACACCACGTCCGCGCGTGGGTTCGGCGCTGCGGTCAACGTCCAGCCGAGATGATCCCGCAGATACCTCGCAAAGCGCGGGATCACCCGATCGTCATTCAAATTGCGACACACGACGTTGACTCGCAGCGCCATACCTATTCCCGCTCCCAGCCCCCGTCTACTCACACTAGCTCCCAGCCCCCGTCCCGGGGGCGTCGCTCTCGGGGGCGTCTCTTCTTATGCCAACTCGACGTTGACGAACGCCGAGGGCCGGATCAGCCCAAACGCGGCCCGCATCTCCGCCAGGATCGCCACCATGTTGCGGATGAACCAATCATCGTGGCTATCCGTCGCCGTGATCGTCGCTTGCTCCCTGTCCCATAACACGGCTTTTCTCCAGTTCGCCAGCCACGCCGACCCCGCCGTCTGGTGGAAGCTCTGCACCACCGGAACGCCCCACATCCGGGGCGGTCCCTGCGCCAGCGGTCCGCCCCAGTAGTAGCGCCCGTCGTTGTCCTGCAACAGTTCCACCGTCTCCCAGTCCGTCGGACTGAATGTCCACGCTGTTGGGATCTGGCGACCGGTCATCAGCAGCGTCGTCAGCGCCTGCCGGGTCGTGGTCAAGATGTCCGTGTTGAACACCTGGACCAGCGTCCCCGCCTGGTTCGCCAGCCCGGTAAAATTCTCCCCGACCCCGTTCCCGTTGAACAATTGATCCTCCAGGCAGTCCACCAGGTCCTCACGCAACTCCTGATCGATGATCCCCCGGATCTGCGCCGCGTCGGCCAGCGCCCGCTTCGTCGCCCCCACGTACACGGCGATGCATTTTACGGTCTCGCTGACCCGCTCAAAGCTCATCGCGCCCTGGGGCTTCTCGCCCGAGATTTCGCCGGTCGCGCCGGTCACTTCCTTTACGTTCGCCTCCGGCGTCGGCGCAGCCTGTGTCACCTGCGCCGTCTGCCGCACATACTCCACCACGTCGCTGCCCGTCTGCCGGATACTGATCAGGTTCCGCAGCACCGTGGGAAAGCGCCCGATCATCTCATAGATACCCGTCCGATCCGACACCACAAACGCGCCTGCGCTTGCGGAATCCAACCCGGTAATCAGCTCTTTCCGTCCCAAGAGACGGTCCCAGATGCCGAACGACTTGACCATCACCGCCGGCGACATCCCCAG